ATCTCGCCCTCGTGCAAAGTCGGCCGGTAGATCTGGAAGGGCAGCTCTTGATGGAAGAACGGGGTTCGATCCTTCCCCTTTTTTCGATCCTCCTCACCACCCTGCACGATCAGCTCTTGGTCGAGAACCGTCACGACGCGGGAACCGTCGTGGTACTCCCAAACCTCATGCAATGCCCGGCCCACGCCCGAGTCAGCGAGATTCAATGACTCGCGCCGGCCAGCCCACACGGCGTCGTCCCCGCCCTCCTTGCGAAGTCCCTTGACCTTCTCGAGGTCCAGTTCGGCCCACTCGTTGCCAGAGCGCGCCTTGACGTACTCCTGCGTGCGCCAGGTCCGGTGAATCGCGTAGCCGCACGTCTTGATGCTCGAGCCGGCCGGATCCCAAAACCAATCGTAGATGTCAACCCACTCGGCCTGCGGACCTTCCCGAAGAACGATCGTGCCCTGCCTGGTGACGACCTTCTTGCGGTTGAGTCGCCCGGGCGTGTTGTACGGGCCCGTGCGAACATCGCGCTCCCAAAAGGTCTTCTGCACGCCGAGGCCGTACTTCAGACCGGAGCGGACGACCTTCTGAATCGTGAGGTCATAGTCGATCTCAGCTTGGTCGTACTCAAACCGCTGCTCCATCGCCTTAACGTGCTCCTCAGCCTCGGGCTTGTTTGCCCGAACGAGCATCCGAGGATTCTGGGAGACGACCGCCGGCACGACCGTCTCGATCGTGGCGAAGACGTAGGGGATGAACAGCTCGGTCCCGAAGACTCGCTGAAACTCGCGCAGCACTTCATCGCGGTCGCGCTGGTTGGTCGCGTCGGAATGACCCCGGCGCAGCTTGCGGTAGTTGCGGTGGAGGCCGTAGAAGATGTCCCAGCGAGGCCGGTACTGCCGGTGCAGCTTTTCCGCTGCGCCCTTGCGACCGGCTATGAACTCAAGGAGCGACTTGTCCTCGTCGCTCATGTCCTGCTTCGAGCCGAGTGGCGCCACGGGCTACCCCGCTTCGGCTACTACAGGCTCCTTCTCGGACTCCGAGACTTCCTGTTCTTGTTCGGGTTCGTCTTCGGTCTGTGCCTCAGGCGCCTCGCCCAAGTCGGGCATCGGCGACTTGATGAGCCGCGGATCCCGGTGCTCGTAATCGAAGATGTAAGCGACGGTCTGATCCTCGCGGCGGTGAGCAAGGATGCGAACCTGCCCGCCGAACCGCATCAGGATCACCCAGAGGTCGGTCACCGACTCGATGAACTCCTCGCTGGCGTTCTCAGCAAGAGACAGCGCCTCGGCAACCGCCAACGCCTCCTCGGCCGGCGACTGAACGGATAGCCGCGGGATCTCCGCTGACTCGCCCTGCTGGCCGATCGTCATCTCGACGGTCAAGCCGATCGTCTCGTAAGTGCCCGTCGTATCCGGCTCGGCCTCGCGCGCAATCTCCTGTCCATGCGGATCGAACTTCGGACGGTGCGCCGCTAGGTAAAGATCGCCACCGGCTTCATCGGCCGCTTCCTTGAAGCGCACGATGGTCTGGATGAACGCGACATCGGCGAGGCCGGCAAGAAGCTGCGCCTTCGCGTAGGCCGGTGTCTCCTGGTCAACGATATTGGAGGCGGGCCACTGGCGCTTCGTTGAACTCACCTACCCCTTCCGAAACGTGGTCGCTCGATGACTCCGTGCTCGAGATCCCAGATGAACTTCTGAGCCTCACGGGCCTCCTCATTGCCCTGGCCGATGAACGGGTCCTCCTGAATCCGCTCGGCGACGTCCTGCAAGTAATCGCGGTTGCGCTTGAAGCACGCCTTCGCGTGACGCTCGAACTGCTCAAGCGAAGGCTGCCGCACGCCGCACCAGCATTGGTAGACCTTGCCGGTGACAGAAGTAGGAAGGATCAGCTCAGACATCAGGCCATTGGATGACGGGGCGGGATCCGTTTGGGCCGACGCTTTCGCTTCTTCCCTTGGGCGAGCTTGTTGAAGAGGCTGTTGCCGAACTTCTTGCGCCCAATGGATGCCGCAAGAGCAGCCGGGTCGCGCGCGCCTTGATTGGCGAGCTTGCCCTGAAGGGCAGCGAAGCGTTGACCTGTTCCTAGAGGCGGGCGTGCCATGTGTCAGCCTGACGCCGCACAGAGTTACGCCTAGAGCGGACGTATCAGCGCGGCCACGCGGAGGGAGCCTGGGTAGCACGCACGACGCCCGATGAACGCTGGGCCTTCAACGGCAGCTCCCGGGCTACCTGCTGGGCGATCATGTAAGCGACAAGCAGATCGTCGTACCGGCTCGGCTGAGCGCCAGTCTTGCCCTTCTCGTCGCGGACGTAACTGTTCATCTCCATCGCCACGCCGCGCGACTTAATCCCGTGCTCGCCGGTCCGCAGCAGCTCGATCATGTACGCCTCGATGATCGGCTTCGTCTTCGCGGTCGTATGCCAACCGAGTCGCGATTCCTGGCGCTCTGAACTCGAATCCTTGCGCCGGGCCTGGTAGACGTAGGGGTACTTGTAGTCGAACTTGAGCTGACGCAAAATCGGCAGTCCCCACGATCCCGTTGCCTCGACCGCGACCCACGGCCTGTTGAAAAACAGCGCAGCGAGGTAGACCTGTTCGGCCAAAAGATCGGGATCGATCCGACTGTGGTACTCGGCGACCTGCTCCTTCGATTCGTGGCCGATGACCTGAATTGCGTGCCAGTCGGGCTCATCCGTCTCGGCCATCTGACCGCCCGAGACGTCGACGCTGATGATGTAGCTCGGCGGCTGCCAGTCGGGCTCAGAGTTGTCGGGCCGCTCGCCCGGGTTCCAGTCCTCGGCCTTCACGCCGTTGGGCAGCCAAAGCCGCCACGGCGAAGCGCCAAGCTGCGTCTGTCCTCGCGACTCCCAGCGCGGCCCCTCAGGAACCTCGATCGTCCCCGACCGCGCCGGCCGCGTGAGATACCGCGAAGCACCGAAGGCTCCCAGCGCCGGGCCGGGGTGCTGGGCACCGGGCAGCCGGGGGTCCGTGACGGCGCAACTGTTAAGGACGAGCTTGGTCAGCTCGGGACTGAAGACCTGGCGACCGCTGGACAGGAACGCTTCCTCGGGGGTCGACGGGTACTCCTGATGAAACATGCGAAGGTCGCCCGAGCATTGGTTGGAGATCGTGTGCCGGCGCCAGTTCAGTTGCTCGAGCGTGAGCGGGGTCGGCTTGCCAGTCAGCGGATCAGGCGGGCCCGGATCGACAAGTGCCGGCTCCTCGTCTCCGTAGGGACCATCGCCAACGTGAAAGGCGTCGCGCTCGGCTTCAGACAGGAAGGCCAGCGAATAACTCGGCTCCTTCCACCACGGCCAGAAGAAGGCGATGTAATCGGACTGCCCGTTGACCGCGAGTTCCCATTCGTCCTTGAAGAAATTGTGCCCGTTGGCCGTCGACTCCATGATGAACAGCGTCTCGGGGTGCTCTGGGACCGCGTTCTTCAGCGCCGCGAGCTTCGCCTTCGGCTGCTCCCAGAAGGCGACCTCAGAAGCGTGGACGGCCTGGTAGGTGCCGCCGCGGCCGGCCTCGAACTCGCCGGCCGTGTCAACGAGGTAGGTCGAGTCGGGCCACAGATCCCCTCTCGTCCATGCCTCTTTCGCAGCGTTAGCGAAGTGCATGAACCGCGAGCGCCGATGCGAAGCGATCTCGGGCTTTAGATTCAGATCCTCATCGGCCGGCAGGTTGCCGTACAGCATTTGGCCGATGTTGTAGAGCTTGCCCCCTGCATCGCGATCGTGAGCTACCACGACCGTCTGATAGTGCGCCCGTTGAGTCGCGCGCTGAATCAGCTTCGCTTGGGTCCATGTCGAGAAGCCGATCTGCCGAGCCTTCAGAACGATCGCGCGCATCGGCTTACCGGCGAGTCGTTGCGCCTCAAGCGCGGCGTCAAAGGCGAGCTGGCCGGCGTTGGCTTCCAGCAAAACCTTCTCGCCGGTCTTGGTGACGATGTAACCGAACTCCTTGGCCCAGAAAACCGTGTCCTCGCGAAGCCGGCGTCGGGCTTCTTCGCGAGTCGCTTCGCGTTCAGCGACCGTCACGGACCCACCATGAACGGCACGCCATGACCCGCGGCGATGATCCGCTCGGACACCGAATCCCAGCGGCCGGGACCTGGCCCTGTTCGCTCGGGCCACAAAACCCACACGTCGCAAACCCAGCGAGCGAAGCTCTGGCGATCCTTGAACGACTCCAACCGGAGCTGCTTGTTGCCCAGCAGCCCTGTCAGATAAGCGGTGGCCGGTGGCCCCTCGGGCGTGTTGTGTTCGGGAGCGTTGACGCCATGCAGGCGCACCGTGATCCAAATGTGCGCTCCGAACCCGAGGTCAACGTCAGCGACGAAAGTGTCGCCGTCCACGATGCGGGCCACCTCGGCATCGAAGACGAACCGGCGGTCAGGAGCCGGCGATGTCGTCAAGCGGGCACCTTCTCGTCAGCGGGATCCTCGATCCCAAGCCCCCCGAAAGGAGCCGAGTCGGTCAAACCCTCGGGGAACAGGATCCGCAGGACCTCGCCGCGGCGGCGAGACTCCAAAGCGGGAAGGCGAGACATAGCGAACAGCGCAACGTCAAGAGGCGGGAGCTGTCCCGGGATCTCCTTCGTCTGCTGTAGCTGCTGCCGTCTTGTGGTCGTCGATGCCACGCTGAGCGCCTTCCTTGGACTCGTATGCCTCTGAGGTTGCGACGATCTCGTTGTTGCCGGCCTGAAGTCGCCAGCGCCACTTGCCGCCATCGTCCTCGAACGTCTCGTAATGCGAACTCACGGGCACAGCGTAGGGCGTCAGCCTGACGGCTAGATGTTGAAGGCAACGTACTGCTGCTCGGGGATCGGCTCCTGCCACACCGGCGGCTTCGGAAACACGGTCGCCCAGAGGACATTCAGGCCGGGAAAGCCCTTGATCGTCACCGACCGATCCGCAGCCACA